TAGACGATAAAGAGGTTTGGCAATACCTGCCTTGGGATCATCGCGGGTGGCATGCGGGAGGAGCAGCCAACAATACCCATATTGGCTTTGAAATCTGTGAGCCTGCCGGGTTTTCGTATAAATCCGGGGCGGTGATGGTGGGTTATGATGCAGCAAAGCAGGAAGATTATTTCCGTAAAGCGTGGCAGAATGCCGTTGAACTCTGCGTTATGCTCTGCAAGAAGTACGGTCTTAATGAGAATGACATCATCTGCCACTCCGAAGGATACAAGCTCGGTATTGCCAGCAACCATGCTGATGTGATGCACTGGTTTCCGCGTCACGGCGAAAGCATGGACACATTCCGTGCGGCAGTTAAGGCTGGATTGGCAGAAAAACCAGAAACAGAAATGCCTGCAGGTGACGATAAGAAATACTATCGTGTTCAGGTGGGCGCATTCTCATCCAAAGCAAATGCCGAATCGATGCTTAAAAAGCTTAAGGCGGCAGGTTTTGATGGTTTCATAAAATATAGTTGATATAAGTCTTTATAAGCCCACAGCTACGGTAACCATTCCGAGTTGTGGGCTTTATTTTTTTGTCCTTTTTCATGGGGTTCGAATCACGCTGTTTTTTCGCATATCGGCAGGAGGTAATGCCATATGCAAGTGAAGCAAATCACAGAACTCTCAAATTCTCAATTTGCTGCCAAGCGGAAGCCCGTAACAGAAGAGAGGCTCCAGAACGAGTATGATTATTATCGCTCACTGATGCTGCTTCAAAAAATGCTGAATGTAGGACTGATTACACAAGAGGAGTTCGTGAAAATCGACCTCCGTAACCGTCAATCTTTCTCACCTTTTGGAGCCGAGTTAATGCCCTGAAACGCTTGATAATACAGGTGTTCAGAGGTAATATGTCACATACCTGGGAGGTGAAAAATTGAGAAAGGTTAGAAAAATTGAGCCAAGCGCAAAATTAGTTAAGCCTAAGCTACGGGTTGCTGCTTATGCTCGCGTTTCAACCGATAACGATGAACAGTTAATCAGCTTGGAGGCCCAAAAAACTCACTATGAATCCATTATTAAGTCAAATCCAGATTGGGAGTTTGCCGGAATATACTTTGACGAAGGTATCACAGGTACAAAAAAAGAAAATCGCTCTGAACTTCTACGATTAATTGAAGATTGCGAGAACGGTAGAATTGACTTTATTGTAACCAAGTCTATAAGCCGATTTGCTCGCAATACGATAGACTGCCTGGAACTTATTCGTAAGCTGTCAGACCTTGGCGTGTTCCTATATTTTGAAAAGGAAAATATCAATACCCAATCAATGGACGGAGAACTGATGCTGACCATTTTAAGCAGTATAGCAGAGAACGAATCGATTTCTATATCACAAAATAATAAGTGGTCAATCCAGCGTCGTTTCCGAAATGGTACATTTAAGCTTTCATCGCCGCCATACGGATATGATTATAAAGATGGTGTACTGACAGTAAATGAAGAACAGGCTGCTGTCGTAAGGCGAATATTTTCTGAAGCCTTATCCGGCAAAGGAGCACAGAAAATTGCTGATGACTTGAATGCTGACGGTATAACACCTAAAAAGGCTGCCTTATGGAATGCATCTACTATCCTCGGCATGCTATCAAACGAAAAATATACCGGTGATGTCGTCTTACAAAAGACATACACGGATGACCATTTCAAACGTCATCGTAACAACGGAGAAAAAGACCAGATCATGATCCGTAGGAACCATGAAGCAATTATCAGCCATGAAGAATTTGATGCTGTAAATGAATTGCTAAGGCAGCGCGGCGACGAGAAAGGCATAGAAAAAGGAAACGGTAAGTACCAAAAGAGATATCCTTTTTCCGGCAAAATCATATGCTCAGAGTGCGGAAGTCACTTCAAACGCAGGATTCATTTCTATGGTGGAAGTCAATATATTGCTTGGTGCTGTTCAAAGCACATCCATGATATTGCAAAGTGCTCAATGCGTTTTATTCGTGAGGATGATATCCATCAGGCATTTATTACGATGATCAACAAGCTTATCTTCGGATACGAGTTTATCCTAAAGCCATTATTAAAGAGCTTGCGATCTTTGAATTATTCAGCAAACCTGACCGAAATACTGGAGCTTGAACAAAAGTTGGAGGAAAACATGGAGCGAAGCCGGGTATTGACAAACCTACTAACCAAGGGGTACCTTTCCTCCTCCCTGTTCAACGAGCAAATCAATGAATTACGAGCAGAAGCAACTTTGCTAAAGGAGAAGAAGAAAGCACTTTCCCGCAGCGTGAATAGTGGTATGACCGCTGTATCAGAAGTTGAACAGCTCCTTAAGTGGGCTTCTAAATCAGATATGATTGAAAGCTTTGATGAAGCCATATTCAGTCGGTATGTTGAGAGCATCATTGTTTATTCGCAGGAAGAAATCGGATTTAAGCTGAAGTGTGGGCTTACTTTAAAGGAAAGGCTGGTGAGATAGATGGCGCATACACCTTACGGCTATATCATCAAAAATGGAATAGCGGTCATAGATGATAGATCGGCGAATCAGGTAAAAGAACTGTTTCATGCATATCTATCAGGTCTATCGCTGGCGGATGCCGCCAAACGAGCGGGCATAAAGCGTTGCCATTCTTCAATTGCAAAAATGTTGACCTGCAAGCGATACCTTGGGGATGCCTTTTATCCACCGATAATTGACGAGGATACCTTCAAGCAAGCTGAAGCCGAGAAGATAAAAAGAGCCCGGATGCTTGGGCGAATACGAGAGAAGGCAGAACCCAAAAAGTCATTGGAGCGGATGCGTTTCTCTGCACCTTCCCCTGAAACACTTTATGAAGACCCTTTTACACAAGCTGAATATGCCTACAGTTTGATAGAAAGCGAGGTGATAGCGGATGGGCAATCTTAAGAATATAACCGTCATACCAGCTCGTGCTCGAGTTGGAAACACCGTAAAAGCAGAAGATAGGCCTAAACTGCGGGTTGCAGCCTACTGTCGTGTCTCAACTGACAGTGAGGAACAGGCCACGAGTTATGAAGCCCAGGTTGAGCATTATACGAACTATATTAATGGTAACGCAGACTGGGAGTTTGCAGGCATATACGCCGATGACGGCATAACGGGAACCAATACTAAAAAGCGAGATGAGTTTAACCGTATGATCGAGGACTGTATGGAGGGCAAAATCGACATGGTTATTACCAAGTCCATCAGCCGGTTTGCCCGAAATACTCTGGATTGTTTGAAATACATCCGACAGCTGAAAGATAAGAACATCCCGGTATTCTTCGAGAAGGAAAACATAAACTCCATGGATTCAAAGGGCGAGATCATGTTGACCATTATGGCTTCCCTCGCCCAACAAGAAAGTCAATCCTTGAGCCAGAACGTAAAGCTTGGCTTCCAATTTAGATACCAGCAAGGAGAGGTCCAGGTTAATCACAATCGTTTTTTGGGATATACCAAAGATGAAAACAAGCGGCTTGTCATTGTTCCTGAAGAAGCAGAGGTTGTAAAGCGTATATACAGGGAATACCTTGATGGAGCAAGTCTATTACAGATTGCGCGTGGTCTTGAAGCAGATGGTATTCTAACTGCCGCAAACAAACGAAAGTGGCGCCCAGAAACATTAAAGAAAATACTTCAAAACGAAAAGTACATCGGGGATGCTCTGCTTCAAAAGACATATACCATAGACTTTCTCTCAAAGAAGCGAGTTGTAAATAACGGTATTGTTCCTCAGTATTACGTTGAAAACAGCCATGAACCGATTATCCCGCGTGAAATTTTCATGCAGGTACAGGAGGAGATGGTGCGTAGGGCTAATTTGCAGGCTGGAAAAAGCGGCAAAAGACGAGTTTATAGCAGCAAGTACGCATTATCCAGTATTGTATATTGCGGAGAATGCGGAGATATTTACCGCAGAGTGCATTGGAACAACAGAGGATGCAAATCCATCGTCTGGCGGTGTGTCAGCCGCTTGGAAGAGAAGGGTTCTGATTGCTCCTCTAGGACTATTAGTGAAGCTACGCTGCAAGATGCTGTAGTAAAGGCAATCAATGAGGTGCTGGGCAGTAAAGATACCTTCCTCCCTGTTCTGCAAGAGAATATAGCTGCAGTTTTAAATGAGGATAACGACCAGACCATTCAAGAGATAGAAAGCAGGCTAAATGAGCTGCAGCAAGAGCTTCTTCAACTGGTCAATACAAAAGCAGACTATCAAAAAGTGGCGGATGAAATTTACCATCTGCGTGAACTCAAGCAGAACATACTGGCCGAGAATGCTGAGCGTGAAGGCAAGCGGGAACGTATAGAAGAAATGATGAAGTTTATACATGACCAGTCTGTTGAATTACAAGAATATGATGAGCAGTTAGTAAGAAGGCTTATTGAAAAGATAACAGTATTTGATGAAAAACTAACTGTCGAATTTAGGTCAGGAGTTGAACTCGACGTTAAGATGTAAAGTTATGATTGACCGCCAATCAAAGGGTTACACCTCAATTGGCGGTCTTCTTATTTATACAAATATATGAACAATTATATAGACAAAGTGGTTAATCAGATGTATAATCATGGTAACAAACCTAGTCGGTCGAGGTGAAAAGTATGGACGTAAAAATAGATAGCATAATTCCTTTTGATTCATTACGAAATGATCTTGAACATGTGTTTTCAGTGGTAGAAAAGAACGGAAAAGTCGTTCTTCTTAAAGATAATAAGCCTGCTTATATTGTGCTGAAATACGATGAAAAGGACATAATTGCTGATAATGTCGCAGACAAGCATGCTAACTATACACTTCAGGAAGCTATGAAGATAGTGCTATCAGAGGTTGAAAACAAAACTATGCATGCATCTGAGCTGGCAGATGAAATATACAAACGTAGGTTGTATTTGCAGAAAAACGGGAAGAAAGCGCAATATACACAGATTAGGGCGAGGTGTGGGCATTACCCGGAATTATTTGAGGCCCTCCCCGGTAACTATATCAAATTAAAGGATGGTGTAGAGTAATGAATGGTGAAACACTATGGAATCACGTAACTTCGGTTTTATCATCATCGGGAGTAGAAATACAAACTACAACAGGTCTTTGGTTTACAGCATCGTCCCGTGATGGAAGGTTGTATGTTGATAGAGCTATTTACAATTCGCCTTCCAGCGAACTATCGATGAAAAGGACAATATCGAAGAAAGATTTTTTATTAGTGCATTCATATTATGATCGCTGGGTTAATGGAGAAACAGGTGTTAGACATGAGGTCAGTAGAAAATCAAGAAATACTGCTTATATCTTTGCTTTGATAGACAAATATTCAAATTGAAGGTGATGAGATGACGACTTCCCAAAGGACTATGGAAATAAAAAACAAGGAAATAGTTAGGAGGGAGTGGTTTGACAAATAAAGAAAAGAATCAGGTTGTGTATCGTTTGGCCTACAACTATCTCCTTGACATTTTACCAAATCAATTAGATTCTGATGATCTACACAAATATTTTATTGGTGATAGACGAGATTTCAGTTCTTTAGCTGATGTATTCGAACAACTAATTCAATCTGCACAGAATTATCAGCGTATGCCCAATGTAATAAAGTTTACGGAAAGAAAAGAAAAGATTAAGACCATTTTATGTGAATATGACTTTACTGAAATTGCTACATACAACATCGAAGATCTGTATCGGATATTTAGAAAAGAATTCAATGTTACCAGTGAGGATAGCAATCGCAATAGTTGGTATAAATGGAGTAAGTCAATAATTGATGCAGCAAAATTTATGTGTGATTTTGAAAACGTAGACGATTTCAAAACCTTTGTAAATCAGTTTGACTACAATCTGCATACAAGAATGGCTCTGCCATTGCTTATTTCTACAAAAATCAGTGGTATTGGCTTTTCATTGGCTTGCGATTGTCTAAAAGAGTTAGGGTATGTCAACTACCCTAAGCCTGATGTGCATTTGATAGATGTGTTTAGCGGGTTGGGATTGTCGGAACGAAATCCAATTTCAGTTTTTGAAGCCATTGTTAGAATGTCAGATGACTGTAAGGAAATAGATGAATCCATCACGCCATATAAAATCGACAAAATAATTTGGTTGATTTGTTCCGGTAGATTCTATCAGGACGATATAACGATTGGGCGGCATAAAGATGATTTTATTATGATGGCTGTTCAGCATTTATAGTTTAAATAAGACGTGCTATGAATAGTCAATAGTCAATAGTTATTGTGCACTTTGACAACCACATAGTAATTCCACACTAATTAGTAGAACCGGCTGTCCACTT